ACTAACTGCGAGATGATGGGCCAAGCTCGTTTTGGCAGTGCCGGATCAGCCGGGGCTCAAGGCGGGTTCGGCCAAGCGGGTGCGTCGGGTTCGCCCGGCACCACCCCCTCTGACCCCGCGGGCTGCCCGGTGAGTTCGCCCGCGGGGTCGGGTGGCGCTGGCGGCGCGGCGGGTTTCGCTGTTCGCAAGAACAGCCGGACGGTGACGGTGACTAACCAAGGAACTGTTCAAGGGCAGACGGCGTAGATTATGGCTAATATACTCATTCCTTATTCCGGTGGAATTAACAGCACGTACGCTTTGTGGAATTGGCTTTCTAATACAGCCCACAACATTACAGCCGTATATTCCACAGAAACGTGGCTGGAGAGCAAGTTTTCAAACGCTTCTGAAAAAGAGCTTTCTCAGAAAACCGCTGCCGACGCTATAGCTTCTTGGCTGAAAAGCAATGTGCGAGATTTTGAGTACAGCACAACTTCATGGCCGGTTTCTTATTCTGAGGACATGCAGCCTATTCGAGAAGGGTTTGAAAGAAGGATGGACGTCGGAATAATTTCGCCTCGCTACCGCGGGTATCGGCAGCTATTAGATACGGGATCGTATGACGGTATCGTTGTGGGTATTTCCTTAGAAAATACCGCTACCGACAACCATGACAGGCTTCGGACGGAAATAGAGGTTGACGGCGTAGCCGTTTATTTAGCGGGAACGGGCAACTTTTCTGAGATGCAGAAAGGCTCTGATTTCGACTACGACACGGTTGCAAAAACTTTAAAGGGCCGATTTGAACAGTACGAAGCCCTCCCCGACGCAGTGTGTTCCCTTTTTGTAGACCCCGGAACAGGGGACAGGTATTCCCTTCCTGTTCTTTATTCGGATGTAAGAAAGCAGAGAACAGATTTAACCGGCGCGGAGCTTGACGCAATTTTTGAAGAGGCGGGTCAATACGGTCGGTGGCGTTCCGCAGCAGACCCCGAAACATATACATACAGAGGAGCTTGGTCCGCCAAGGGCATGGAGCTTCTAGGAGAAGGTGGCTAAAGCGGTAAATTATTTTTTAGCGGTCGTAGGCTTTTGTCTATGGCCGTTTAGCGTCAGTGCCGAACTTGTATGTCTTACAGGGTGGGAAAGTGTTAAAACACTTGCACAAGAGCAGGGTGAATCCGTAGTATTTTTAGGGGTAAATAATGTAGACCACGCTCTTTATCTGTTTGCAGGACAAAAAACTTTTACCTTGTTTTTTAGCCCAGACGGGAAAGTATTTTGTACTAATGACGCCATGCTGGGGCTTACCGTAAGCCTTCCAAAACAAGAGTTAGAAAATGCCGTTAAGTAAGCTCCAATTTAAACCCGGTATAAATACAGAGGTTACCTCTTATACGAATGAAGGCGGCTGGAACGACTGCGACAAGGTTAGGTTTCGGTTTGGTTTTCCCGAAAAAATAGGCGGCTGGGAAAAATATTCTCAGAATACAATTATTGGCACGTGTCGCTCCCTACACGCGTGGAGGGCCATAGATAATTCTAGGTTTCTAGGAATAGGCACTAATGTTAAATTTTATGTTGAAGAGGGCGAAACATTTTTCGACATAACTCCGTTAAGGAAGACAACAGCGGGGTCCACTACTTTTGCAGCTTCAAATGGGTCCACTACGGTAACCGTGACCGACAATAGTCACGGTGCGATTGTCGGAGACTTCGTTACTTTTAGCGGCGCAGCTACGCTGGGTGGGAACATTACCGCCGAAGTTCTAAACCAAGAGTACGAAGTTAAGACTGTTCCGTCTACGAACGCCTTTACGATCACCGCAACAGCTACAGCAAACTCGTCAGATACGGGTAACGGCGGCGGGTCGGTTACTTCTCAGTATCAGCTAAACACGGGTATTAACACCGTGGTGCCCGGAACCGGCTGGGGTGCGGGTACTTGGGGCCGCGGTACTTGGGGCTCCGCCGCGACCACCACCGCCGGGGGAGGTTCCCTGCGGGTATGGAGTCAGGACAACTTTGGCGAAGATTTAATCCTTAATCTTCGGGACTCCTCTATTTTTTATTGGGACAAAAGCACTGGGACTAATGCTAGAGCAGTAAACATAACCACCTTGGATTCAAATGCGCCTATTCTTGCCAGACAGATTATTGTTTCAGACCGAGACCGGCACGTCATTGCGTTTGGTTGTAACGCGTTGGGGAGTGCGGATCAGGACAAACTGCTTGTTCGGTTTTCGGATCAAGAAAGCGCCACGACGTGGGAGCCTACCGCCACTAATACGGCGGGAGATTTAGTAGTAGGGTCGGGCTCTGAAATAATTCAAGCAGTTGAAACTCGACGTGAAATTTTGATTTTTACTGACGCGTCTACGCATTCCATGCAGTTTATCGGTCCGCCGTTTACCTTTGGAATAAACCAGCTTGCGGCTAACACCACTATCATGGGTGCAAACTCCGCCGTTGCGGTTAACGACTCTGTTTTCTGGATGGGTAAAAACCGCTTTTATGTTTACGATGGTCAAGTTCAAGACTTGCCCTGCACTGTTCGCGACACAGTTTTTGACGATTTTAACGAAACACAATCAGACAAAGTCTTTGCTGGAGTAAACTCGGAATTTGGAGAAGTTATCTGGTTCTACTCTTCCGCCGGGTCCGAGAACAACGACAAGTACGTCATTTACAATTATGATGAGAAAGTTTGGTACTTCGGAAACCTACAAAGGTCCGCGTGGCTAGATCGCGGCTTAAAGTCCAACCCAATTGCAGCTAGCTCAAATAGTCAATATTTGTTTAACCACGAGGTTGGCGCAGATGACGATGGGTCTGCCCTTTCCGCGCACATTGAATCTAGCCCGATAGACATTTCAGAGGGCGAAAAATTCGGGTTTATTCGCAGGCTTTTACCTGACATTAGTTTTCTTACAACGCCAAACACCGCCTCCAAGGAGGTTACGTTTACATTGAAGGCGGAAGACTTTCCGGGAACTGGTTTTACTCAGAGTTACGCCTCAACCGTCACGGCAGACGAAACTCAAAACCATGTACGTATTCGGGGGCGTGGCTTGGGGCTTAGAATAGAATCTGCTAACGCAGGCGTAACGTGGCGACTTGGTTCGCCCCGCGTTGACATACGACAGGACGGCAGACGATGACCGGTAGATCTCTTGTTCCGCCGCAGTTTGCGATTCCGCCCGCGGAGTATCGCCAGACTTACTTTGCAGACACCCTAAGAGCCTTTAGCTTTTTCGTAGAGCAAACTCAGCAACCGGGCGAGGGCCGCGCAACGACCTTCGTGATGACGAACTTACCCGACAACGATAGCGGATTAGAGGTAGGCGGCCTTTTTGAGTCGAACGGCTTTGTTAAAATTAGCCGGTCTTTTAACCCCCATCCAAGTGGCGTGTCCGCCGCAACCGGCCTTGGGTCAGTTACGGTGGTAACATAATGAGCATTATAGTCATGCCTGATGGCGGTCGTTGGCTACCGTCTACGGCTACAGAAACCGTGAAATGCGTCACATGCGGCAATATTGTAGATACCGCCGATGAAATAGCCTCGTACCCTGAAGGAAACTGCCCGGACTGCGGTAATCCTTGGACTGGAAACGAGCGTCAGGATACAGTAATATGTGTGACAATGCCGCAAGCAATTAGCGGCGAAACGTGAGAAAAAACATGAGTATTAGCTCCGCCACATCCGGTCTCGGTAGTTTTGCGCTAAACGACGACGAGATTAGAGCGTATAACACCGAAATTGAAGCATATGAAAAGAGTATCGGAGATGTCGGGGGCATTGCTGATCTCGGAGCTATCCGTGCGCGGATGGAGGAGGTGGGCCGCTTTGGAGACGACGCGCTAGCCCACGTTGAGACCGGCGAACTGGTTGTACCAAAGCCTCTTTTGGACAAGATGCCGGAACTCAAAGAGTCCATTCTTGGTCACTTACGGGACATGGGCGTCGAAGATCCGGAGCGTTATATCGTCGGTAATGGTTCTAACGCCATAAACCCCGAAACCGGGGCTCTGGAGTTTTTCTTCAAAAGCATTTTCCGAGGCATAAAGAAAGCCGTCAAGAGCGTCGGCAAGTTTCTTAAAAAAGCTGCTCCGACAATTATTACCATCGCAGGGGCCGCGCTTCTTGGTCCTGCTGGTCTAGGCCTAAGCACCATTGCAGCGGGCGCTATCTCCAGCGGTATTGGTACTTTGGTTGGCGGCGGAAGTGTAAAAGACGCCTTGTTTAGTGCAGCTATTGGCGGGGCTACCGCGGGGATTGCGCCCTCTATTGGTGACACGGCGGCAGGCGCACTTGGCGGCATGGCCCGCAGCGCGGCTGGCGGCGGTGACATGGAAGACATCTTGCTTGGCGGCGCGATGGGCGCGGGCGGCGCGGCTATTGGTAAGCTAGCGGGCCCAAGCGTTAACCGAATGCTTGGCGGCGCGGCATCTACGACCACAGGCTTAGAAAACCTTTCGGCTGATTTCGATAAAACTTCTGACTTCTTTACGACCGCCAGTTCAGACGGCTTTGGCGCTGCGCTACAACCAAGCGTAGCCGAGTTTGACACAACCTTTGGAACCAATTTTGCAACACCGGGTACGAAGGGTCTTTCCGGTTCCGGTGCCCCCGTGACGCCTACAGCCGCTCCAAAAACTATCAAACTAGCGAATGCCGCCTCCGGTCAGGCACAGAAATTAAACCTTGGGTCTCCGATAGAGCCGAGATTTAACCCGAATGTGTCCGCAGTGAACAATTCGGCAATGATGTATGACGCGGCGGCGCAGCCGGATGCTAACACAGGGGCAATGCTGTTTGACGCGTCGCTCGACCAGAACCAGATTCAACCGGCGCTTAATCAAGCTTCTCCCACCGTCCTAGACCAAATTAAAGGGGCCGGTGAAGATCTGTATAAAACTGTAACCAGTATTGACGACCCGCGGCTTTCTCCAGACGAGGTTTTAGCAATAGGGGCAAATAAAAGAGTCGCCGCCATCGCAAAAGGCCTGCCTGAAACGGTGGCGAACGATCTTGCAAAGGAAGCCATGGCAGACGCGCAGCCCAGCTTTCTCGCCCGCAACAGATCTCTTCTAATCGGCGGCGGCATAGCCGGAGCAGCGGCACTTCCCTCTTTAATGGAAGTCCCTGAAATGGAAGAGCCGGACCTGATTGAAAAGATTAGCCCGGAAGAACGTGCGGCGATGGTTGCGGCTAACCGGTTACCTCCGGGGGCCCTTACGCCTAGAGTGACGTCTCCAAGGCAGACCCGCGTCGCTACGGCCATCGGGTCTCAAGGATTTAACCAGCGTCTTCGGGACCGCTTCCCTGAGCTATTCGGTGCCCAACTCGCGGCGGCGGACGGCGGTGAGGTGTTCCCGCGGCGGACAGGCGGCATAATGCCCAACGAGGGTACTCCCGGCAAAGACAGCGTAAAAGCTTTGGTTATGCCCGGAGAGTTCATCTTTACGACGAACGCTGTAAAGGGTGCCGGAAACGGGGATTTGCAGCAAGGTATAAACAACATGTACGGTGTGATGCGGAATCTTGAAGCCCGCGGCGCGAGGATGGCGTAATGGCTACTCAGGTTACAGAGCAAATAGTCCGGGAAGCTCCGGAGATTGAGGCCATTAAGCTGGCCCTTCTCAAGGACGCCCAAGAGCTTTCCGGAACACCGGTTGACCTCCCCGACTATCAGGTAGCCGACTTCTCAGACCTCCAAAGGGTGGCGCAAGACCGCGCCATAACGGGGATAGGTGGTTATGAGGCTTATCTAGATCGCGCCGCCGGACTTCTTGGCGAGGCGAGAGCCCCGGCTGCCGCGTCGTTTGGTTTGGCAGAGCCTTTGATATCGGGCGGAGTGCAGGCAGGAACAGCGCTTATGCAGAGCGGCGCGGGTGCCGCCACGGGCGAGGGCATTGCTCAGTATATGAACCCGTACCAGCAGGCCGTTGCCGACGAGATAAACCGCAGCTACGACATTCAGCAGAACCAAGTGCGGGGACAGGCTACGGGCGCAGGCGCGTTTGGCGGTAGCCGCGCTGAGATTGCCGAAAGAGAAATCGACAGGAACCGGGCAAGTGCCCTTGCTCAAGCGCAGGCGCAGAACTTCCTGAACGCCCAGCAGCAGCTTTCTGCTCAGCGGGCTCGCGAGCTAAGCGCAGGGCAGGGAATTGGGTCTCTTAACGTCGGGGCAGGAGAAACATTGGCTCGAACGGCTCTGGGTCAGGGCGAAGCATTTAGTAATCTTGGCTTGCGCGAAGCGGGCGTGGGCGAAGTGTTCCAAAACCTTGGTCAGAAAGAAACCGGCTTCGGGTTTGATCTTGGTGAGAGACAACGT